CGCACCCTGACAAGCCTTCAACTCTTGGATAACAGAAGTCTGTGGTTGGTCAGTAACGTCATGGCGTGATATAGACGCTCCATCAAACGCATCCCCGTTACATATCACCGCCTTGGGTTTAAACTTCTCTATAGCCCATAGAAGCCCTTTAAACGCTGTTGTTCGTTGACCAGGTATGAAGTGAGCATCAGAGAAGACAATCACAGTCCCATCTAGGATGCCAAGGTCTACTTGTTTTAGAGGAGAGAATGATTTTGGTCTCTTAGCGTCATATTTAGCACTACGAGAGTCATTTGCGCCTAACTTGACCTCATGGATATTTTCCATGCTACGTCTGCGGTAGTTAACTGCTCTCTCAGTGATGCCTAGAATCTTTGCTATTTTTGTAACAGATCGGTGCTTGTCCCACAGTTCCATAAACTGCTCATCTGTACAAGAATTCATGTTATTACTTGATACCATTGGAATCCTTAGACAGTAACTTTTCTAAAAGGTTAATGACTCTATGTTCTTGCATTTCCACTTCATCTTGAGATGATTTAGGGTCTTGCGCCACAGTCATTAAATCGTGCAGAAACACATGAAGCAACTCATGTAAAGCAGTCTGATCCAGAGACTCTGGTGTGATCTTCTCAGCACCAAAATCACCTAGTCTGTAAGTAGCCAATCGAGCAGAAGTATTAAACTCAACAGAAGCCATAGCAGCCTTTGCTGGTTTACTTCCTTTTTCAATTCTCCAATCACCCAGACTAAGAATTTGCTGCCACTTTCTGACACTTTGTGCGAAAAGTTTTGCATCTTCTGGTGTAGGAATGTTAGGCATTTCAACACCTTATACAGTATTTATGACATTTTTATTTAAGAAGCTAACACAAGTAAGGCGTGATCTATGTGCTTTATGCGGTCTTCTAGCCCTATAAACCCACCATTTATCTTCTTTGTTAAAGTTTTGTAATCTTTGTTATCAGCGTATTGGTTGAGTTTGTGTGTGTCCCAAAACCACCCCGCAGTCAGTGCCGCATACATGGGAGTTGCCACCAACTCAGGTTGCATCACAAAATCTACCCCTAGAGCCTGACCTGCATGGAAATAGTTTGCATGGCCTGTCAATTGGATACATCCTCGGCCTCGGAAACGATAACCATCACCAGAAGCCTCATCCCTGTTTCCCATTCGATTCGAGTAAACAGTATTGGCAATCAACTTAGGATTACGAGCGCACATCTGTGCCTTGGCAGCATCAAACCTTTTAGGCCATAACTTCTGCAAAGCCTCTGCACGATAGTTCAAGTTCTCTTCAAGGATTCTGAAGTTCCCACATTCATGCCCACATTGACCAATGAAAGCCGCTTTTCTAAGTGGATTGGAGATGTCAAAACGCTCAAATGTGGCATTTAGAGCATCTACCCATTCCGCACCAATGTGAAGTTGTTTAAGTTGTTCAGCGTTTATCATTCAACAGGTCTCTCATCTGGTTATACGAGTCTACGCAAGCATTCAAAGCGACAGTATTCTTATCCCCTTGGGCGACTATTTCTGCGATGGCATCGATGGTTGCTCTTTCGGCATCAGAAGGTTCATTAGCCTGTCTGTTAGATTCACTGGTTGCTTTTGAATCTGAGCTGGTAAAGGCGGTATTTGTGGAGGCTTGTAAGTTACTTGGGGGGCAGAGGCGCAACTTGCCAGCACGATTGGCAACAGCAAGAGCAGTAGTTTTTTTGTTGATAGCATCATTGGCTTCCTGAAGTTTGGCAGATTGTTGAGAAAGTTTTTCAGTCATGTTTTGCTCGACTAAACGAGCTTCATCATTCTTTTTGGCAATGGCTATCTTCATGTCGCCATCACGTTCTAGCCACCCATAATGGTGTCCAACTTGGTATGTACCAAAGAGAGATACCAAAACACCCACAATTAACCAAGGCAAAGGGATTGGAAACATTATTCAGCCTCTTTTCTTGCTTGAGCCAATTCTTCACGCTCATGGTCATCTTCTAGGTGGTCAGGAGGTGTAGTCGGAGGAGGGCCAGGTGTCCAAGATTCATCCAACTCAGGGTTCTTCCAAACAGGCATTGCACCGAATGGTTGACTAGGCAAACCATACGCAGATTGCGGAGAGGCATAGGAAGCGTTAAAACCGCCCATAGAGCCTCCATAGCCCATTGGTTGACACATTGGTTGCGTTGGAGGATTAAACGCTCTGGCGGCACTTGACATAGCCCGTTTACCAATAACTCCACCGATACCACCAACGATCAACAGAACAATGTCGTTCAGCATCTTTGTATATGCCTGGTCAATCGGGGCCATGCTCTTGATTGGCTGAGTGACAAAAGTCACAGAGTAGAGCAGAGAAATAACGATAAATGTGAGGATAAGTGTGACTGCAATCACAACAAATGCCCAAATCCTTACCTCAATCTCTTCAGTTGTTAGCTTTGGTTTCTGGTTGGACATCATTGATTTTTTTCTCCAAGATTGGGGCAACCAAGTACTCAGGGCAAGTCTGAGTGAATTGGCATCTAGGTTTTTGACATTGTTCAGCATGGAAATTATCTGGGTTTTGGCAAAAATAGCGATATTTCTCATCACAACCATGTAGCATAAAAGCTACAAATACAAGTAAGTACTTCATTTACCAAGACCAACCTTTCCAAGTAGAAGATTGACAATTCTGTCAGACAGATCATCAGGTAAGAACTTTAGAAAACCCAAGAAATACAAAGCCACCATCCCGTAAACGAATATTTTCAAGCACAAGTCAAAGGTTTTCTGATACTCATTCACCGACCACACCTTCTTGTTGCTTCACAGAATGTCATCAACTCATTGACACCAATAAAGACTAGGAACAGAACAAAGCAGATTCCACCAATTGCCAAGCCAATCTTTAGTTGTTCTTGCTCTTTCTCTTTGGCTGCTTTCTCTGCCTTCTTTAATGCGCTAATCTCTTTAGCGTCTGCCAAGTCCATCTCTGCTTGACGGGCTTTAATCTTGTTCCAAACGTCAATCTTTCCTGTCTGCATGAAGAGCATCTTTAACTCTTCCTCAAACGCTCTGGCTTGTTCTAAAGCCATCTCAATCTGGAGGGCAGTCCCCATATTCGAGCCTTTGCCAGACTGTTTAGCCTGAAGCATAGCCTTAGTAGCTACAGACTTAGCGTCAAATAGCTTACCAATCATGGGCGCAAGTGAGCCTAAGTCATTGGCAACATTAGCTGCCTTTTTGACCATCGAAATAGCTGACTGTATGCCAGCTAGAGCCGTTATCGGATCAATCATTTCTTTCTCTCCCACTTAATGCACACAACCCTCCGGTTGTAAACATCACCAGTCCAAGTCCACTTAATACATCGGTACTCTATGGTTGCCGCCAAGAGAAAGGCGATCACGGAAATGCCCAAACAATAATATAACTACAATAAATGACAAAACAAACAAGAAAGAATGCCGCAACAAATGCTTCGGCAAAGTCTCTCACATTAGTCACCAATGATTCCGGTGGCACTTCCAACGGCAGCAGCACCAGTTAGTAGTCCAGTTTTAGGTCTTTGCGCTCTCTTGTTTAACTCTCGCAAGATTGCAGTCTGCTCTACCGGATCAACACTAAACAAGCGTTTTTGCAGAGCCTCTGAACTCTCACTACTTATGCCTTTTGCTCTTGATGTTAAAGCTGACACTCCAGATCGCAAAAGACTTGCAAGATCGCCAGTTGCACTTGCTTGTGCAAGCGAACCCAAAAGGCTTGACTCCTCACGCACCGCTTTGTTTTCATCTGTACGAGAGCCACCAAGAACACGTTGCTTGGTTTCAGCCTGGCGGTTTAAGCCTTTGACGTATTGAGAAAACTCATTGTATGAGGCTTGATCTGGGAAAGCATTTCTTAACAAGAGTTTTTGATTCTCTGATTTAAAGATTTGCTTAGTAAAATCACCGCCTTTGAAGTTTCCAAGTCGCTCGTTGACATCAGCCATCACACCCAAACGAAATGCCTCTTTCTCATCAGAGGTCAGTTTTTTGATCTTAGATGCGGCTTCTGCTGGGTTAAGTTTCTGATAGTCTTCACCCATTTTGAAAGCATTTTTAATGCGTTCTGCATCAGCAAATTCCGCATTGGCTTTCTTGTATTCAGGATTGAGTGACTTGATTAGATCATTAAATTCATTCTTTACTTTAACGACATCACTTCCATAGCCAGATATCTTTTTTGTTATGTTGTCTGTTTCAGCATCAACAATCCGGTCAAGACCCATTTTGATTTGATGCAAAACATCAGTAGGAACTGATTGAGCATTGCGAATAGAAGCAAGGTCAGGCAGTTTTTGACCATAAACATCTGCTCTTTTAACGGCTTCTCCATAGGCTTTAGTAAAGACATCTCTGTCAATGAACTTCCTAAATGGCACAGCATTGATGGCTTTGCTATAGGCTTCTGGATATGCTTGAGAAGCAAGTCGTGACTGATTTGCAGTTAATGCCTCAAGATACTCAAAACCATTGACGTTTTTAGCCAATCCAGCCTTTTCAACCAAACCTTTTACTATGTCATTAGGTTGATCAATAAGACGATTCTCAAGGAATTCTTTGGTAGTACCCTTGGCAGCAGATTGGACTGTGTATGCGCTATAGGCTAAGTCGTTAAGGCTTTTACCCAAGTCAGCAATGACGGGATTAGGAACACCAATCCTACGCAATTCATCTAATGCTTGTTGTGCTTCGGTTGGAGAAAGATTGTCTTTCTTGAGGTAGTTTGCCAACATCTTTGATGCAGCAGCCTCCTGGTCGCCAATACCCGCAGAATTTAAGACGTTCTTAATTAGAGTTCCTGCGCCCTTAACAACAATAGGCACAGAACCACCTAACAAACCGCCAAATATGCCACCTACCGCAGCCTCAGAGCCAGCTTCTTTTTCTGCAAAACCATAACTAGAAGCTGCACCTGTAGTTGTTCCGATTGCAGCACCACGAAGTAGTTGTCCTAATGTGGTTGTGCCAGTAATCAATTCTTTAGTGGCAGGAGCAAGTTTTGCCACCTGTTTGGCAATACCTAGCGGAGCAATTAAACTGCCACCAATTTCTAAACTAGGTTTGATAATTGGAACATCCATGCCGAATTGTTTTTGTTGTTCACGCAAAAGATTGCGTTGACGCTCATACTCTGGCCCACTAATCGAGCCAGTTCTAAGTGCTGCCTCAATCTCATCAAGTGTTCCAAAGGTCAAGCCTTGACCAACAGACCTAGCAGTCTCGGCTAGACCTGAGTAAGGTACAGGTGAACCAAGGACTGATTTAAATGCCTGTGGTTCTTCAGCAATGGGTGCATCTTTGTAATCAGCCATTATGGTTTTGTCCTTCTTTGTCCTTCGGGGTCAATGAATACTGTTCCTGATGGGAACTTGGGGTTCTTTAAAAACCTTTGATAGTCAGCATTGTCAATAATTTGAACATCAAATTTAGGAACTTCAATTGCACGTTCTGGTTCAGGGAAATTGGCATTCTTTCTACGTCTCAATACATCATCAGCAGCGTTCTGAGTACGTCTAACATTGATTTCAACCAAACGTCTCATTGCCGCTGCTGCCGCTTGAGGAGACTCTGAACTTTCAAGTTCTTTTGCCGCCCTTACAGCATCACCTTCAGTTTGTGTGCCTTTGTTTAAGCGCAAACTCTCATTGGTCAATACTTTTAAGAACTTATCATAATCTTCTCTAGCAAGAACATCAGGATCATTTGATCCAACTAATTGCCTTGCTCTGATACTGGCTTTATCTTTTAGACCAAACTTGATATCGCCAGACTTGATTCTATTGATGAAGTTGTTGGCATCAGATGCTAAGTTTGTTGCGGCAGTTGCAGTTCCATAATCCGCTTCCTCATCTTTTGCAAGATAACTTGGCAATGGCTTAGTTCTAGCAGTTTCTGCTTTACGATCTGCTTCTGCTCTCTTCATATCCTGTTGGAACGCAATGTTCTGCGCTTGCAATGCTTGATTACCTTGTTGAATCAAAAGGCTTTGACGAGAGTTCTCAAGACCTTGAGACCTTAATGAAGCAAGTGTGTCTTGATTGTTTTTAATCTGCGCTTGGTTTTGTTCAAACTGACTAATTCTCTGAGTCATCTCAGCCAACTCTTTAGCTTTTACATCAACCTTTTCAGGGTCAAGAATGCCCTTTTCAAGACTGCTTGAATACTGTTTTGCAAGTGTTTGAACAGTCTTTGGAATGGTTGCATCGTCAATAAACACCTTAAATGGATTGTCTTCTGGAACACCCATTGCACCGATCCTGCGGAGATCAGGAATAACTTTAGCCAATTGAGAGATTGCAGCCTGTCCTTGTGGGAATGACAACAGTCTATTCTTCACTTCTTCATTGACACTACCATCTGGGTTTTTCAGTTGTGTTATTAAGTTTTGAGCAATACCTTCAAGTCCTTGAGCTTGCATTCTTTGACCACGTTGAGCCAAATAATCCTCATTCTTCATGGCTTGCATTCTGGCTTGCGTACCTTGCTCACGCAAAGCATAAGCAGCCTCAGCATCACCACTTTGCAATGCCATTTGAGCAGCCTGAATGTATGAGTCCGGATTGCTTGGGTCAATCATTCCAAGCAATTGCTGACGTTGTGTAATGCGCTGTAGTTGTGGGTCTTCTACTCCAAAAGCACCACCAATAGCACCACCAAGACCTCTAGCACCTGCATAGGTCATTGCTGCACCACGAGCCGCAGGGTCTAGGTTAGCCAACCTGATGCCTTCTGCTAAAGCACTTGTTCTTTGTTGTTCACCATACATTTCAGGGGTTAGTCCAAACAAACCCGCTACGATATTTTCTGCCATGATGATTCCTTAACCAAATAAGCTAGTCAATGCACTGCCAGCGGCAGTACCAAATAAGGGAGAAGCACCCAAACCACCTAATAATGTTGAATAGGGATTAGTTGTAGCCGCAGGGCCAGTAGCCAATGCCACACTTTGACCAGCACCTTGTAAACCTAGTTGTCCAACTCTTGCACCTGCGGTTGATGCTGTTTGACCAAGTTGTGCGCCTAAAGTAAAGGGTTGTTGTGCCAAAGCCTCAAGCCCTGTAACTTGTCCCAAAGCAGTCGTATAAGGAGCGTAAGCCGCTTGTTGACCACCATAATACTGACCCATAGTCTGTGCGCCAGTACCAAGCAATCCCGCACCAAATGCGACATTCTGTTGACCATACTGTTGAGCATTAGCCGCCAATTGAGCCTCTTGTTGCGCTCTAGCGTTATACAGAGCTTGCAACTCAGGAGTAGTAGCACCCATAGTGCCACCTTGAGCAACCGCTAAACCGCCACGACCTTGTTGTTGGAGTCTGTTTTGCAGATTAGCCAACTCTAGTTCACGACCAGGTTGCAACAAAGCCATCTGCTGATTGAGATAGTTTTGAGCAACATCTTGAGGATTTTGAGCAATGTATTGATTGCCAAGGTTAAACAAGTTTTGTGCGCCTGTTTGAAGAGGAGCAAACTGTTGTTGCGCTTGCTCTGCTTGAGTCAAGCCTTGTTGTGACAAAGCCATCAATCTATCTTGTTGGGCTTTAGCTTCGGGGCTTAATGTGTATCCTGCGCTAGTAATCTGACCTGTTACTGGATTGACTTGGAATTGTGAAGTTCCAAAACGAGTAGTCATGCCAACTGGTCTAAACTGAGCCGCAGCTTTAGCGGCAGCAGTTTCAGTATCAATCATTTGTTGCGCTCTTACAGCTGCTTCACGAGATGTTTGTTGTTGGAGAAGACCTGCACCAGTAGTTAAACCACCTGAAAGCAAAGCACCAAGTTGAGCTGCTGTTAAACCGCCTAGATTAGCTCCTGCCACTGTTCCTGCACCAGTTAATGCAGTTCCAAGATTCGTACCTACACCAGTTGTCAATGCACCAGTTCCTAATGTTCCCGCACCAACACCAGTTGTTAAAGCACCAGTAACACCTGTTCCTGCACCTGTACCCAACAAAGTTGTACCAAGTCCAGAACCAGTAAGAATTCCCGTTCCTGTTAAAGCACCAGTACCTGTTCCAAGCAAAGTAGTGCCAAGACCAGAACCCGCTAAAACACCAGTTCCTGTTAATCCTGTACCTGCTGTAATTCCTGCGCCTGTACCTGCCACACCAAGACCTGCACCCGTTGTGCTAAGACCTAGACCGCCAGCACCTGCGGTTATTCCAGTTCCTGTACCCATGCCAGCAACCGTTCCAAGACCTGTTCCTGTTGCTCCAAGAGTTGTGCCACCAAGAACCCCTGCTCCTGTCAATGCACCTGCACCTAATAAAGAAGTTCCAAGACCTGATCCTGCTAAGACACCCGTCCCTAAACCTGTTCCCGCAGTAATACCCGCACCTGTACCTAAAGCACCTAAACCTGCGCCAGTAGTGCTTAAACCAAGGCCACCTGCACCTGCTGTTAAACCTGTGCCAAGACTCGCTCCTGCACCTGTAGCCGCACCACCTAATGCTCCTGCACCACCAAATAATCCTGCACCATAGCCCCCTGCTAAAGCAGCTAGAACTACAGGGTCTGTAAGAGCATTTGCTAGTCCACCAAAGAATGATAAGTCCCTATTTGGTGCTACTTGAGAAGTACCAGTAAATTCACCAGTAGGTGTGTAGTTCTGTATTTGAGTACCAACGGCAGCTGGGTCATTAATGCCACCACTAGCTTTATAGACTGAAATACTCTCAAGGTTACCAACTTGTTGATCTTCACCAGAGCCAGTTACTTGGTAATTTGGTTGAACCCAAGTATCACCAAGAAGTTTTGCAGAACCTTGAGGTATAACTGCCGCTGCACGAGACGCAACTGCACCCTCATCTAACCCAACAGCTTGAGCCATCTGAGCAGGAGAAACTCCATAGGTCTCCATAGCCGTGACGATCTCGGCATCAGTCATGCCTGGATTAGCAAGCAGAAAATCTACAATTTGTGCGCTTGTTACAGCCATGATTGCTCCTTATTGTGGCTCAATGCCAAGTTCTTTGCGTATTTTTGTAGCTGAAATGGCATGAGTAGCCGCATCAAACGACTCTTGCTCTATTTTATATCCAACATCCCTACCATAGGTGATATTAACAATATTTGGCACAAGTTGTATCTCATACTGACCTTGGTACAAAGGATCAAGATCACGCTTAATAAAGTCTTTTACCTGATTAGCAGCAAACGGGTTTGAGCCATTCCAACCCTGACAATCTCTGATCTGAATGACCACTTGACCAGTTTTAGCCAATGCTCTCTCAAACAACTTACGATGGCCTTCATGCCAAGGTTGCCATCTGCCAAGCATCTGAACAGTTTCTTTCTGCCAATCAAAGACAGGGCGAGGGCGGTTGTCCAAGATGTGAGCAGCAATGAACTCTCCCCACTTCTCAGCCTTTTGCTCAGTAATCCTAAAGTCATACTGTTCTGGTGCAACAAACACCTTGTTGGTGTCCTCAAAACGACCTTGATTGATTGTGTCAACCCAGACAGTCCAATCAGCTTTGAAGTTGTTACGCATCTCAACAAGAGGGGCAACGAAGTCGCAGATCACATAATCTACATCGTAGCTGTCAGCAAGATCACGCATTCTTAGACTTTGGCGAATACGCCCTTCATGGGAAAAGTCCCAATCGTTATATTTTTTACGCACATCATCAGCGTTCAGCCACATGACTGTCTTGCGGTTGTTTTGCAAGTGGTCAAGAATGTGCTGTGCAAGGTAAGTTTTACCAGCACCGGGCAAGCCCATAATCAATATGCGTTTCATCCTTTAACCTTATAAAGTTGTTTGATTGCAAACTCTGGTGCGGGTGTGCGCCAAAACTCTTTACCAGAATACTTTTCCCAAACTGATTTAGGCAGAATTGAGGGACGTTCTTGCCATGTCACTTCTTTTCTAACTGTATGCAAACTTTTCATGTTTAAGGCGTTGTCATACACCTCATTCTCATACTCAACATTCTTGAAGTCATGGTCATAATAAGGTTTGCCAATAAACCCATAAATCTCACGCATCACGCTCTCAGGCTGTTTGCATAGAGATTCATATTCCACCAACATAATCATGTCGGGGTTTAACAGTAAACCTTCTTCTAGGAAGTAATAAGGCTTGACCACTTGGCCTTCCTTCTTTACATCCATCAAAGCATCGCATCTTGTTGTGACTGTCTGCCTAGCTTCATCGTCTGTCAGGCTTGCACCATACAAAGAGTTCTTGGATGCAATGCGTTCAAAACTGTCCAGTATCCAAGGCAAGTCACGCACACAACAAATGATCTTTGTCTGTGGGTAAAGGTCTTTTAGCAAAGATGTTTTGGCAGTCCATCCCCTGCTAGTGTCAAACACTACTTTGGGAGTAACTGCTTTGTAGTAAGCCTCAAATACATCTTTCAGTATTTGCTTGCGTCTGTCTTCATCTATAAGGTGATTGCTTTCACTTCCCGTAATGACATTGATGATTGATGCCACCAATTTCTGTACTGGCGAGGAAATATCTGCATAGAACTCAGGGTTCTGACGCAAGATAGCCGAAAGCAGGGTTGAACCTGACCTTGGCAAACCAGAGATGAAGAAAAACTCTTTCATCCTTGAGCAACCCAGTTAACTGTGGCTTCATCCCATTGATAGCGTACATTACCGCCATTCATAATTGCATCAGCGGGTCTTGCTACTGGCGCACCCCATGTCATTGTGTCTAGGTAACCAATCCAAGAAGGATAAGGCTTACGAGCCTCATGTTCAGCAACTTTGGCTGCATTAAACTCTGCTTCTGTTAAAACTTGCAAAACACCCGGAATGTTCAGGTCAGCGTCTGCATCACAAGTGCCATAGTATCTAGGCGCACGAAGATATGTGCCATCAGACGCCAATGTTACAGGCCAAGTAGATTGGTCATGCCATACATAAACCCAACCCTTTACATCAGGCATTGATGGGCCTGTACGTTGAGGCTCAACTGTGCATGGTATTTTCGTTACTGCATCTACTTCAGTTATGCAAATGTACACTTAATACTCCTTATAAAATTTAAACTGCAACTCTGCGAATGGCTCGGACTGTATAAGAATTTGTTTTTCCTATATTTGCTTGCGTACCATAATCAAAATTTTGCGCCCTTGCATTTGATGCGTAAGCCTCTGTGCTTGACCATGTATATCCTTGAGTCAAAAATTCTGCACCAGTTGTTCTAAATGCAGAAGCAGATGTTTGCGCTGGATTTCCAGATGTGTAATTACTAGCTCTAGCTGGGACAGCATTTGGATTTATTCCAGAAGACGTAAGATTAGAAGTTGTTGTAGGTTTTAAATTAAAATACAAAACTTCTAATTCATTTTGCGCTGGTAAATACCAATCTGTAAAACTAGCAATAGTTCTTGATTCACAAAATTGTGCTGCTGGATGACTTGAATTATTTAATGCCGAACTATTAGCAGGGCCATCAATTACAGAATATGCACCGCCAGAAGTCGTATTTGATGTTTTGTATTGGGCAGTAGTATTACCAGAGGATTTAGGTGCAACAACTAGGTAATGTGTAGCTGTGCCACTAACGCCAATTTGACCACCATAAAACCCCCCACCATAGGCTTGGCCTATAACTGTAGGTGGTGGCTCAGAAAAACTTCGTAAATTTTGATAAACAGCTTGTAGTGCGCCACTCATGTTAAGCCACTCCCTGAAATAAGCCAGTTTGTTGAAGTAATCTTAATTGCTGTAGCAGAACCATACTGAGCAAGACTGCGTGAACCAGTTGTGCCAGTAGAACTTAAATACATCGTGTCTGACGTAATTGCAATCGTCACCACTTGAGAAGTCATGTTGATAAATGTAATTGCAGTTCCTATTGGATAAGCCACATTTGCATTTGAATCAATCGTAAATGTCCTTGCATTAGCATCACTTGATGGGTGAAAGATGTGCTTGCCAGCGTCTGCCAAAACTGTTGTGTAAGCAGCAGATTGACTGTTTTGTGGAATATTTCTAAAACCAACAGCATCAGTTCCATCTACTGTGCAAGAACTTAATGTGCCACTTGATGGTGTTCCAAGAACAGGAGTTGTCAGTGTTGGGCTTGTCAACGTCTTGTTTGTTAACGTGTCGGTTGTTGCTCTGCCAACTAATGTGTCTGTGCTTGTTGGTAACGTCAATGTGCCAGTATTGCTAATACTTGAAATTATTGGTGCAGTTAATGTCTTGTTTGTCAGGGTTTCAGTACCCGTCAAAGTAGCAAAGCCAGAGGCAGTAAATGCCGCCTGAGTCCATGCCGATCCTGTCCACACATAAAGAGTGCTTACTGTTGTATTCCAGTACAAAGCACCCGTTAGGAGAGCATTGCCATCATTGTCTACAGAAGGAGCAGAAGACTTAGAGCCTAAGTATCTGTCATCAAAAGCATCGTAGGAGGCTGCCGCATTGGTTTCACTTGTAGCCGCATTGCTTGCACTTGTAGAAGCATTAGAGGCACTTGTAGATGCGTTTGAAGCAGATGTTGCCGCATTAGAAGCAGAAGTAGCCGCAGCAGTAGTTGAACCAAATATCGAATCTATTTCAGTTTTGGTATAAGCATTTGTAATGTTATAGCCACCGATAGTCGTAGGATTCGTTCCTGCCGTAGCACGACCATAAGCATCAAAAGTTACAGATTGGTAAGTGCCTGGTGTTACACCAGAAGTTGCCAAATCAATGTTGTCAGAATTGACAACAATACGGCTAGATGATGCAGTACCTACATTGAGAGTGTTACCTGTCTTTGTAAGACCATCACCCGCAGTAATCTGACCCGCACCTGAGAACTGCGCCCATGTAATAGATGTGCTTCCCAATGTCCCACCTGCATCTATTGTGCAGATATAGCCAGAGTCAGCGTTCGTTGTGCCTTTTTCAACAAAGGTAAAAGCCGCTACCAACTCAGCATAAGTGTCAGCATCTGTTGTGCGTGTCCATGAACCTGTTGCACACAAGTAAATACCATTCTGTGAAGCAGTAGATTGGTCTTTAACCAAGACCCGATCACCCGCAACAATCGAGATGCCATCAATGGTTTGTGCGCCAGACAAAGTGATATTTGCAGTAGTAGCCGCAACCACAGAGGCTTTAGCATCAATACCTTGAGCTAGTGCATCTACATAACCCTTGGTAGCCGCATCAGAATCGTTTGTGGGGCTTGCCAAACCAGTAATGGTTGCCGATGTACTGCTATCCATGTCCAATGCGCCAGAGATGGTCACATTGTTAAATGTAGAAGTACCAGTAGCCGCAGTCACATTGCCTGTCAGGTTGCCAGTTACGTTACCTGTGACATTGCCTGTAACTGCACCCGTTAAGTTGCCTGTTACGTTGCCTGTCACTGCACCTGTGAGTGGGCCACTAAAGCCTGTATTCGCAGTGATGTTTGTGCCAGTAATAGCAAGGGCAGAAGAACCACCAATTACCACACCATTGATTGTTCCTGCACTAATTGCGGCAGAAGCAATCGTAGCGGCTGTGCTAACAGTAAGGTTGGTAAATGTTCCTGCTGCGGCAGAAGTTCCACCGATAACCGCACCATTTATCGTACCGCCAGTAATTGTGGCAGATGAGTTGTCTGTCTTTGTTGCTATAGCAGTAGCAATATTGTTGAACTCTGTATCAATCTCAGTACCCTTAACAATCTTTAAAGGATTGCCAGGCGAGAGATTATCTTTGGTTGCAAAGTTAGTGGATTTTGAATAATTAGACATGGTTTATCCTATCTTGCCTTCTTTGGCTTGAAGTTCAATTTTCTGAATTGACAACTGAGTGCCATTGATAGTGGCTTCGTAACCAGTTTGTACGATTTTACCCGCACTTGAAGCATTACTTGTTAGTGCTTTAATTGGGATGCCACTTGAGTAGTCTGCAACCGCATATTCTCCAACCCCATACTCAAAATAGCCTTGAGGTGGAATAAAGACGTTCTCTGACTGATAAGCACCTGAATAATCAAAAGCCCACTTGATTGTAAGGAACTGGTTAGAACCACCAATCACTACGGCAGTAATAGACTTCAGAATGGAAATCTGATTAGGGTTTCCTAAGTCAGCATTGTTTGTGTAGTACAAGAAACGATAAGTAGTAGCATCATCAAGATAACCACCATACTTACCAATGTAGCCGTTTTTGCCAATGTAAAGGTCGCCATTACGCAACGATCTTAGTGCAGTTGGTGAAATATTGTCCCACTTGGTTACACGGGAAGCACCATCTTGGAGACTCTGCTTTGTATCAAAACAGTAAACTTGCAAAGTAGCTGGCAGAACAAGCAGATAAAAAGCATTCTTCTCTGAATAAACAGATTTGACGTTTGCTAGTGTTTCTCCGGACAAGGAAGATTCCAAATCAAAACGAACATTCTTAGAAAGGTCTCGCAATGGAGCAGACTTCTCTTGAATTGTCCTCATCAATGAACGAACACCTGAGTCTGACAAGAAAACAACGTCAGTACCAATACTTTGAATGGTATCTCTAGCGATACATCCAATAGAGCCTACTGTATCGCTCAAAACAAGAGATGCGGGAGTAGAAGCACCAGAGTAAACAAGAATCTGCTTCTTGCCAAAGATAAACAAGAAATCATTGTGAGCTGCCAAGCCCATAACTTCATCTGCACCATTAGGCCATACACGAGATACATCCAATGAGCCTGAAGTGCCACCACCCCATACATGACCTGCAATCAGATCAGAAAAGGTAACAGTTACTTTGTCTGTAGATGTATTAGCTACCCATAAGCGACCAAATGCTGAAATAGCAATGTTTGCTTGAGGAACTGTAGCTACATAACCTGACTTCTCAGAGACTCTGCGATAAGTAGTTGTACTTACGGCAGGGTCATAAATGAGTGGATCGTGACCAGTTTGGAAGAAGTATGCAATGCCATTCAAAGATGCACATTGCCAGTTAGATGCTGTGATAGTAGGAGCAGAACCGCCACCACCATAGGTTAACTCAGTTACGGCATTAGCCGCACCAAGTTTAAATATCTTGTTGTTGCCAGCAAACAGAACAGTCAAAGTTCCATCGTTTTGAACTAACTCATGGATCACGCCAACATCGTTAGCACCTAGATTGCCAGAGGAAGAGTTAACCCTTGTCCAACCTTTTCTAGCACCAATACGACCATACTGATCCAAAATGCAGTTAGTTGCAACCAAGGCAAAGCCAGACCCCAAATCAAGGGGCGAATCTTCAGTATTCAGGCCATAAAAGCCTGGTGCTGAAAGACTATAACTTTGGAGTGCTGATGCCATTAGACCGCCACAAAGTTGTCTTCGGGATAACGAGTGCTTTCCAATGCAATAGCATCAGAGAGCATTCCCCTAAACAAAGCATAAGCCTCATTAGAGTTAGTTCCACCATCTTCACCACGCTCAATCAAAGCACGAGAATAAGCACTTTGAGCAACCAAATAATCAAGAACCTTCACAGATGTGCCATCAGCAGACAGATTAGCCTGTGGGACAGTTACATCAAATTTAAGTGTATATACGCCATTAGGAACTGGAAATAAATCAATCTTTGTGTCGCCATTGCCATCTACACCACTAAAGCAAAACTCTGAAGGAATAGACTGTGAAGGTGTACCAAAGTTGAGCTTGCGGTTCATGTCCGCAACAGCAATGTTGTCTAAAGTAATAACACTTGTAGTGTTTATAGCGTCATTGATACGGAACTTCTGACCTGCACCTGTCAAAGAATAAGAACTTGTGGCAGCAGCAGTAGTAACTGTAATTGTTTGTCCTAAAACATTCCAGTTATAGGAATCTTCAATCTGACGCTTGGCATCATTGACAAACTTGCCAATCAAAGAAGAATAGGTTGTTTCGCCAACAGTAGATACTGTGCTTTCACGCAAGCGAACTAACACATCGTTAACAAGTT